AAGTATGCTGACGGCTATACCCGCAATAAGGCAGAGGAGGAGCAGACGTATAATTACGTGATTTTTGACGGCAACGATATTAAGATTACGGCGTTTGCGGACGAGTCCACCGGGGGAGCGTGGGCGGATTATGAGGATCCGACGGCGACGTTTTCCTTGTCCGAAGGTTTCCCACGCCGTGTGAGCCGTGGAACACAGAATCTTGAGGTAGTCCACCGGATCGCCGCCGACCTGCGAGCGGATGCCGCCACCTGGGGACGCTACGACGGGAAAACGGATGAAGCGGCGTTCCTGGTGAATGTGGGCCGCAATGTTGCCCTGGTGAAGAGTGCCCTGATGCACCTGCCCGCCGGGTACCGCGTGGCCGTGAAGCCCTACATCGACCGGTTGCAGATTCTGGCGGAGCTGGCGGCCAAGGGGAAGATTGATGAGACAAGAATGGTGAATGCGTTTGCCCGCCGGGAGATTAAGCGGGAGATGGCGGAGGCGACCCGGGAGGGGATGGAGGAAGCAGAGATTACAGCCAGGGTCACGGCTGCCGGCACAGCCTGGGAGAAGGGTAAGAAGCCAACGCAGAAGTTCGCCAAAGAGGTGTTTGAGGATGAGATGGAGAAGGTACGCAAGGCCTGGGCGGAGAAACGTTTACACGAGCTGATGGCCGAGGTGATGGAGAAGGCCGCCGGGAAACTGGAAGCGCTGGCCAAGGATGGAGTTTCCGCCGGCATGGCACGGATGCTGGACCAGGTTCTCACTATCCGCAAGAAGAACGGGAAGCAGCAGAAGGGGAAGGTTTCCATGGAGGCTTACGCCTATTTAACGGATCAGGTGGTGCCCCTGCTCCGGATGACGGCCATGGAGAAGGAGGCGGCGATGAATGAGGCTGCCGCCGAGCTGGATAAGCTGGAGAAGGAGAACCCCGACCAGATGGACGGCGAGGCCGTGTCCAGGATGGAGGAGCTGCGTGAGGAGCTGACCCGGCTGGCCCTGTACGGGAATCTGGAGGGGATGAGCGTGGACGAGGCGCAGGCCGCCGCGAAGGCGCTGGAGATTTACATCAATACGGAGAAGGAGGGATGGGCCGCCGTGCAGGAGGCCGCCGCCGAACGGCTGAATGCGATTGGAAGGAGGATTGTGGAGAGGTTCAACCAGACCGGGAAGAAGGCCGATGAGAATACGCTGCGCGCCGCCAATGAGAAGTTCCACGGGAAGGTGAGTTTCAAGAATTTCGGCGATTTCATGGAGAATATGGACCAGCTGCTGACGCGCATGGGAACGATGCCCGCCCTGCAGGAGTTCACGACCGATATGCGCAGCCGGCTGACGAATGCGTTCCAGCAGATGCGGGATGCCCGCGGGCTGCGTGCCGCCGCTGTGCAGGATCTTTATGAGAAACATCTTACGGAGAAGGTGATGAAGGCCAGGAAGGTTGGCAATATGGCTGGATGGGTGACGTGGTTTAAGACGAGCCACGATACAAAAGTCCGGCTGAATGGGTGGATTACGCAGACGGCGCGGCTGACCTTGGAGCAGGCCCGGGAGGTGCGGGAGATGGATGCCCGGCAGAGGAAGGAGTTTATCCGGAAGCGATGGGAGGAGGGGATGGAGTATTTTTCCGAAGAGACGCTGGACCTTCTGTTGGCCCGCTTGCGGGAGCATGAGGAGGCCGCGGCCCGGGCGAGGGCTGAGGGCAGGAGGCCGGTCTACCGGAAGTATGTGACGGCGAAGGCGTCTTTTAAGGGGGAGGAGGGTTCCCCGCTGGTGTTGAGCCGGGATAATGCCCTGTACCTGGTGCTGCAGTCCGAGCAGGAGGATTACCGGGAGATGATGAAGCAGCAGGGGTATACGCCGGAGGTTATTTCCGCTTTGCGCGAGTACGTGGGGGAAGAAGGCATGGCGATCGGCTACGGGCTGCGGGAGCTGCTGAAGGCCCAGGGGGATAAGATCGGGAAGCTGTACGAGCAGGTGACGGGCGTTCCCTTCCCCCGCGTGGAGAATTATTTCCCTGCCCGTTTCTGGGCGCTGGATGCGATGAGTGATGCGGATGCGGCGGATATGATTTCCGGCGTGCCGAGCACGAAGGGGGGGAACCAGGGCTGGCAGAGGGTGAGGACGAAGCATCACCGGAGGCTGGATACGAGCGTGGGGGCGCTTTCCGTGTTCTGGGAGGCGACGGATATGACGGACCACTGGTATTACACGCAGGATATTACGGCGGATTTCCGGGGGCTGTTGCGACGCCGGGAGGTGGCCGAGAGCCTGGTGGCGAATTTGGGGAAGGATGATTTTGTGAGGCTGCGCCGCTGGGTGGATTTGCTGGAGCGGGCCGGCGTGGTTCAGGGGCAGGCGGTGGGTTCCCTGGATAAGCTTCTTAATGCCGTGTATTCCGGGCAGGCGAAGGCGATTCTGGCATTCCGGTTTGAGACGCTGATGAAGCAGGGGTCCGCCGTGCTGAATGCGTGGATTGGAGATCCGAGCATCGGTTTCTGGGATTACCTGGGGACGATGGCGAAGATGCGTAACGGAACGGCGGAGATGGGGGTGATTAAGATGATGAAGAGCGCCGAGTTCCAGGCGCGGCTGAATGACCGGGTTGACGTGGAGACATTGTCCCGCCTGAGGGATGATTCCTCCTACACGCTGGCGGAGGCCGCGCTGGTGTGGGGAATGAACGGGATTGAGTACACGGATGTGTTTTTCAATGCTGTGGGGTCCGCCGCCCTCTGGAATATCAAGTACCGGCAGGCCGTCAAGGCGGGCGTGGAGGAAGGGAGGGCAAAAGACGAGGCGTGGCAGGCGGTGAGGAATGCGCTGCATTCCGCCCAGCCCCAGACGTGGATTGACAAGTCGTTTGGCGGCCTGCACCGCGGCGCTTGGGGACGCGCTATTTTCTACATGATGAGCGAGAATTACAATAAAACGGCTGCGATTTACGGACTGGCACGGGCCGGGTTTGCCCCAGGGGTGACGCCCAAACAGCGGTGGGCTTCCTTATCCAAGGCTGGAAAGGTATGGCTGGCCTACGGGGCGTTTAACGCCATCATCGGCGCCATGCTGGATTACATGAAGGATGATGAAGAGGAGTGGGAGAAGCGCGATTGGCAGGGGTACTTGTTCGCTGCCCTGGCCGGTCCTATTGCCGGGATGCCGCTGGTAGGGGAAGCCGTAGAGTGGCTGTTTTCCGAGTTGTTGGGGGCCAAGGTGTACACAGGTTCCGCCGGCCGCGCCCTGATTGATTTCCGCTCAGGCTGGAATGCCGCCTGGAAGCTGGGCGAGATGATGCAGGAGGGCGGACATGAAGCCGGGGATTACATGAAGCAGGTGATCCGGCTGGGACGCGTGTTTGGCGCGGCAGGCGGGATTGCCAGCGGCATGGCGAATAAGACGATTCAGACTGCCGGGCAGTATATGACGCTGGGGGCTGCTCTGATGAATCCGGTGAAGACTGTGGCGGATGTGGTGGATTGACGGTAAAAAGCCCTCCTCCCTGGAGGGTGGGGAGGAGGGATATTAGATTACTATTTATTAGCCCCGCCACAAATCTTGCAATTCACACCGCTAGGCGTATCACTGGCATGTCCTTTGCAAGCTCGATAATATCGGCAGTTTTTGTTATGGGTCTTGCCCGTTGAGCTGATCCAGTACGTTTTTTCTTCCGCTGCCGGTTTGTCCGCTGGTTTCCGGTGGTAGTGGTATTCCCCCGTTTTGCGGTTGTAGTGACCGCCGTTGGCGTCCAGGCCGCCAGGGTGCGCGCCTGCAAGGGAAGTGAGAGAGATGAGTATTAAGGGAAGGAGTGAGGTTATTTTCATGGCATTTTGAGATAGATATGGGTTGCATCCAGTTTCCAGGCCCCATCACTTGCCAGACCGACGGCAGGCAATAGAAGGAGACATCCGCCCACTGCGTCAAGGATGCCTGTGGTGGATATGCTGTAGTTAATAGCGGCGCAAGCGGTCCGGTTTCCTTTGGTAGCCGTAATGGTGTGACTTTCTCCTTTGGAGAGATGCGCCGTAGCCTGGCCCTGCCCCAGATAAACGCCGTCCGCACGAATTTCCGCGTCTTTTTCCGAGGCAGTGATGGTAACGGGTTGCTTTCCTTGAACAAGAAGGGAGCAGGAGGATAGAAGAGGAAGGGTAACGGCCAGAAGAGTGACCGTTACCCAAGAGAGCAGTCTCTGTTGAGAGAACATGAGAGGGTTTAATTTTTTCTCATGATGGGATCACCTTCCGCAACGAAGGATTCCTGCCCGTAAATGAAGGGTATATAAAACCATTTCCGTTCAAGCGTAGCATTGGCGAGACCAACACAGTTGGGACCATTTTTTTCAATGGCGTTATCAATGGCTTCTTTCATGTCAGGAATGCCTGTTGGGAAGAAGATGATGACATGTTTTTTGTCTTCCCCTTTAGAACGGACGTTGTAAGTGGTGGTATACCCGGCGGTGTGCTTCAGGTCCATGTTTTTGGTGGAGGCGACGGTGAGGTCCGCCACACGGGTGGTGCACGAGACGGCCAGGAGAGCGAAGCCAGCTAACAGCAAGTGTTTTATCTTCATATCCATACAGTTTGAGATGTTTTAGTTCTGCATGCAATATGTTTTCATAAGATATATATGTTATGCTTGTTACGTCTGCATTTTTTATTCTCCTAACAGATAATGTATATTTTTTGTAGGGAGTGGCGACAAAAAAGCCCCTGACCCGGAGACCAAGGGCTGAACAGGAGCGCTTTTCTGGAAGACCAGGCTGCCGCCATAGTATGGCGACAAACGAGACGAAACGACTCTGCCCGGACAGAAAAAATGTACAGGATGTGCTCCGGATGGCAAGCTTGATTATAAAACCTGGACATGTATGATGTGCCCGCCGGTTGATCCGGAGCGGCAGGGAATGAGCCCTGACGTCAGTAGAAAGGAATTAACAATGACTTGATCAAATATATTGACCTGTTGCAACGGCTGATTGAGCTTCTGATAGTTCTGTTCAGCTAACAAAAGGCCCCGGCTGCTGGAACAGCCGGGGCCAATGTTTTGGAAAGGAATCAATGATTGAGACTACATTGACCTGTTGCGTCTTTACTATGCCCTTTCCTCCGGATTTGTCAAGCCGGCGTTTGTCAAGCTTTCTCCCACCTGTTCAGGGTTTCCACATAGATGCCGGAGATTTTGCCGCCGTCCATGGGTTCGATGTCTCCGAAGTCGGGGTTCAATCATTTTTGCTTTATTGCATTCTCAAATTGTTTTATTATTTTTAGAATATGTTTCTTAAAATCTGAATCATTTAATTCATCCAAATGGTCGTCCATATAGAAATAGATACCAAAAATATTGTCTAACATAACGTCAGTGAAAGGAGATAATTCTGGAACGAGAAGTCGCGCTCGACGGAATCGAGCTAGTTTTTTTCTTTCATTTTCATTTTCTTTTTCTTTTTCTTGTTGTTTGCGTTTGGCTTCTTCCTCTGGAGAGAAAGGGAATGAGGCCAGAACATTATTAATTTCTTTAAGATGTTGTTTGTAAAATGTTTTGAGAATGGATCTCTTATAATCACTCATTTCGTATTCATATTCCAGAACATCGCCTTTTTTATTCAGAAAGAAAAGTTTATAATTATCTTCCTTGTAAGGTTCAAAAAGCGTATAGTGCAGTAATAATGGAGTAAGATACAGGCGTGAAGCATTGTCTACGAAAGGTTCTGAGACATAGGCATCAATCCATTGATTGGATTTACCTTCTTTCCAATTGATGATTTTTTTATAATAAGGGAAAGTTATTTCATCAACTTTTTTCCACATCAAAACATCGTTTATCGTTTTTGTCGTCGGTTTTTCTCTATCAGAAAAATCGGAAACGGATTCTTGTTGTTTCCGATGTTGCTCTTCCGTTTTGAAAAGTTGAATAGCTTGATGAATTTTGTTATAAATGTCGCACCATTGCGAATTTATTCTTTTCTCTATTGAACTATCATTTAATTCACATTTTTGGGTAACAGTTCGAATCATTTTCACAAAATCATCCTTAACCAAGGTGGTGTATTGAATGGAGTTAATAGGAGGAATTGGGGAGTCTAACCCAATCAATAATGGGCACACTGCACCTGTTTTTGCGTGGAGGTAGCCAAGTTCATACAAGAGCCATGGTTGGTGTTGAGATCTTTCAGTGACACAAACAATTCCGGCTTTTACTTGATTCATGGCATTATGAATAGCGGTGAAGCCCGGTTGTCCTTTTGATATTTCATTGCTGATGAATGGTTTGAACTCTGGGTGAATTTCCGGTAAGATATCAAGCAAAATATTAGCTATACGATGGCTTAAACTATCAGTTCCTGCCCAACTAAGGAAGACATTATATTTCTCTTTCCCCATAGTTATTTATCCTCCTTTTCTTCTTCGAGTTCGAGGGCTTCAAGAGCGAGAGAGTAGGCGCCTTCCAAGGTTTTGCGGGCGGAGCGCAGTTTGGCTTTCAGGCGGGTGATTTCCTGCTGAGCTTTCAGGAGGGTGTTTGTTTGTGTGTCGGTTTCAGAGTCACTATCCACTCCCCAAAGACAATCCATGGTGACTCCAAAAATACGGGAAAGCTGATAAAGTGCCGCAGCCTTTGGTTCGCTTTTTCCTTTTAGGTAGTCTGATATTGCACCTTGAGAAACCCCGCTCATTTCTTGTAATTGCATTTGAGTTAAAGATTTAGATGCCATAAAAGAGCGAAGACGATTAGCGAATACGGTGTTTCTGATATTTTTGTCTTGCATTTTCATCTGTATTACCGTAGTTGTTTTTCCGTAAACGACATTGCACGTCCAACCGAGGACGTCAAAACCGCCGAATCTGTAACAGAAACAGCATACCAGACGATGAACAATACTCAACAGGAAACCGATAATGATACCGGGTTTGTGTTAACCCGGCAGTACCTTTACGACAAAGGCTATAATTACAGTTCCGTGACCAGGGCTTTGCTGGTGAGGGAAGGGATTGAGGTGTCAGACCAGACGATCAGGCAGATTTGCAAGGGGACGCGGACGCCGAGGCCGGGATTGATTGAGGCCATCAAAAGACTGCCGAAGGTTGTTGTGTGCTAGTCCCGCCCGAAGAACCCCAAGAAGCCCGCGGCATGAATATGAAAACCTCCCCCCAGGAAAGAACCATGAATACAAATACTGAATTACCGAAGAACGCGAAGCTGCTTACCGTGGAGGAAGCGAAGGAGCTAGTGAATAATAATTACCGCTATTATGTTAATGGTGATGGTCTGGTAAAAATACAATATTCCATCTCTCCGCAACCTCTACATGGAACGGAGTTTCTTGTAGTTGGAAGTGAAGAAGGCAAATGCCTTATCGTCCAAAGAAAGGAATTTTCAGCTGCGATAAAATCGCAGACAACTTGCGATCAATAGTTTCGGCCTGAGATTTGCTTGCTGTGTTTTTCTTTAATACATCAACATCTTTTTTCAGTTGAATGATTTTTCCATTTATATCTATAAGGGCCTCTTTGACAAATTGCTGAAATTGATATTCTTCCATATTCATAGCGGACTAATAATAATAAAATAAGACTATTTCACAATCATAAATGCTGCCAGGGGAATACGAAATCCATATTCATAGCACTCTATCCCTCAAAGCGAAAGCAGGTAGCACCAATTTCCAACAAATAACCAATGATGAACTGGACTGAATTTATAGTTGTGACGCTGCTTAACCTGGCAGGCTACCTGTCCGCGTTGATGCTTGGTATCAGCCTGGGAGAGAAACACATCATACGCCAGGTAAACAGAACCCTGGATCAGATGAGAAAGGAGCGGGCATGATTATCGAATACGACGACGAAGACCGGTGCATCCGGGTGGACGGTGAACCTATTTCCTACGGCGTCGCGGTTGGACTCCTGGAGCAGATAGAGCAGGCCATCGACGAGTGGGATTTTGACCACGCCCCCCAGTGCGACAACCCCGACGGACACTACGACGACTGAACCATGGAAGAAGCCCTGATCGAAGAATTGAAGCTGCTCGGCTGGCACGAGCTTTAACTAATCGCCCGGCCCAGGTGGGGCCTAAAAACCAAAATACACAAATCGGTAGATAAGAATAATACGGTCTGGCAGGCGCGGGGCATACCCGTCCGGGCGGCCATTTTAATTAACCGAACATGAGCACGAATGAAAAAACGTTGAAGAGTCTGGCGGAGGCCCTGGAAACCATAGCCAGGGTGCTTAAGGAGGCTGCTTCTTCTCCTGTGCCTTCCTCCCCGGAGGCGGCGAGCGTGGGATTATTGCCTGATTCCGACGAGGCGCAGGCGATTGCCGCCTTCCGCGGCAAGGTAGTTGTCACTTTGGATGACGTAAGGTTCATGACGGGCTGGGGAAGAGAGCGCATTCTTGCCCTTGTCCAGGATGGCAGCATTCAGGCGTTGCCCGGAACAGGAAGCGCCGGATGCCCCTATGAGTTCCCTGCCCTGTCTGTATGGCGCTATATCCACCAGCAGGATCATGCACAGAAGCCTCAAGTGAATGGAGTGGATATGAATATTCTTCCCCCGCGCAGAAGAAGAAAGGGGGCTGCGGCATGAATACCTTTTTCAAGTTTTTGGGAGCCTGCTCCTTTGGTTTTTCCGCTGCGTGCCTGTTCTGGCTGGCGGTAGAGCTGGATAACGCCGAGTTGCAGGCCGGCAAGAGCCCGCATTCCGGGTTTTGCCCGGAGTCTCCCACTCCCATGAAAGCTTTTGACGGCTTGGAAAAACCGTCCCGCTCCACGCGGATCGTGGAAAGCAATAACCAATAGAATACCAATACAATGGACAATACCGAAGAAAAGAATGCGCAGTCCTGCACGCCGGACGAAGCCTGCTGCTGCGATACTGTTGCATCCACAAAAGAAGAAATCAGCGCCGCGCTTGATAACCTTGTTGATTTGATTAAGCGTTACGATGGGCGCGCTATTTTTTCCGCCTTTTTGGAGGTCCCGGAAGAAAGAAAAACTCGGCACATATTAGAATCCTCCAGCTCCGTTTTTCAGTCTGAGAGAATGAATTTCAAAGTTTACGGGTGGACGAGCGCTTTCGGCTATCTTCTCAAAGCAGGCGAATGCTTTGAGGGCAATGTAAAAACTATGGGAGAAGGCGTCCGTTTGTTCCTTGAACAACAGCAAAAAACGAAAATGAAGGATCGGATGAATCCCATTGCCGCCATGCTCGGAATCGCTGGTTGCGAGTGCGAGGAATGCGAAGACTGATTCGTCATCTATTATTAACTATTAGATCATCAATATTATGAGTGAAGTAACTAAACGACAAGTGCCCGGAGATGTCTTTTTCGAAGGACTTTCCGAGATTAACGAAGGGGCCCTTTTAGAAGCCCTGGACACCAAGATGACCAGCCTTGTTTCCGCCGTGCTGGCAACCGGGAATAATGGATCCCTGACTCTTAAGCTGTCCGTGAAGCGCAAAGGCGGCGTGAATCAGGTGGTGATTGAACCGAAGGTTACGGCCAGCATCCCGGATCCGACGATTGCCCCGCGCATCATGTTTGCCGATACCTCCGGCGCCCTGCATACGGACGACCCCGCCCAGGGGAAACTGGACCTGGATGCTCCTGTGAAGGTGACATTCCCGGCTGCTGCCGATGTTGATGCCGGAGTCCCCGCCAAGGTAGCTAAGCGCGCCTAAGTTCCCAACAACCACATAACAACATAAACATTATAGAATTAAATTATATGGATAACTTGAACGAAGAAACTCTGGCAGCCGTACGCGTGCAGGAAGTGGCGAATGGCCGTGCCGCCGTCGTGCCGGATGGATATACCCTGTATCATCTGGATTGCCTGGGCAATACGCCCCCTCGCAAGGCCGGCAGTGTTCAGCTGCTGGACCTGGAAACGCTGGCAGATTTCGTGAAGGCGGAAGATGCCGAAAATGGCGTCAGGAGCGTGATTTACGTGAGCGACAGAGAAGTAAACGCCGTGCTCAATTATTATTCCCCCGATGGTAATGGATGGGGGGACCACCAAGCCACTATGCAGCTCAACAAGACGGTGGAATGGGAGAATTGGACCAAATACGACGGCCAGGGCATGAGCCAGAAGGATTTTGTGGAATTCCTTGAAGAGAACAGCAAGGATGTGATGAAGCCCACCCCGTCTGAAATGCTGACGCTGGCGAGCAAGTTCGACATGCACCGCAAGGTGGAGTTTAAGTCCGCCTACCGGGCTTCCGACGGCGAAACGAAGCTGACTTATAACGAAACGGTGGATTCCAAGAGTGGAGAATTGAACGTCCCCCCGGAGTTCACGATTGCGATCCCGGTTATTCGGGGCGCTGAAGGAGATACCACGTATCAAATCAAGGTGCGCCTGCGTGTGCGCCTGGCTGATGGGAAGCTGTATTTTGTGTACCAGCTTGTCCGCGCGGACATCCCGGAACGCAATGCGATTAAGGATATTGCCGACAAGCTGGCAAAGGATCTGCCGGAGAACCGGATTCACCGCGGCGCCGTGTGCCTGTGTACGAAATCCTCCTTCACCGGAGAAATCGACCGATAAAGTGAGTTGGCCGGGGCCAGCGCCAACTGGTCCCCGGCCTGTTATCAATAGCTAACCAATAGAATACTAATAACGTGAATACCAATACAACAAACGAACTTTCCAATCAAGCGCCGGGCAATCCGTTTGCCGTTCAGGCTTCCGCCGGAAGCGGGGCCCTGGCTGCCATGACGAGCAATGCAGCCGTTACTTCCGTGCTTGCGTCGATCTGGATTGCCAAGCAGTTTCCGCGGAATTTGGCCGAAGTGACCTTGAGGATGAAGCAGGCTTGCGATCAACCGAAATTGGCGCAGTCCGCCACTTATTCCTACCCTCGCGGAAATACGACCGTGACGGGCCCCAGCATCCGTCTGGCGGAGGCGCTGATCGGGGCCTGGGGGAATGCGGAAGCCGGATGGAAGGAGGTTGCCCGGCATTGGGATCCCAAGGGCGCGGATGGAAGCGGCTGCAATGTGTCCGAATGTCTTGCCTATTGTTTCGACAAAGAGACCAATGTCAGGAGGGAAATTGCTTTTTCGGTTCCTCACACCCGCGACAAGAACGAGTATGAGGGGGGCAGGAAGGTGATGAAACGTGTTGCTTTGGACAGCGAACGGGATATTTACGAACTCTGCGCGAATATGGCTTCCCGCCGAATCCGCGCCTGCATTTTGCAGGTGCTTCCCGGGTGGCTGACGGATGAAGCTATGGAAGCTGTGAAGATTACGCAGGAGAACGGATTCAAGCGGAGTAAGGATGATATTCTCCGCTCTCTGGAAGCTAATTTTTTAGTCTATGGAGTGACGCGTGCCCGGCTTGAAGCCAGGTTGGGTCACAAACTGGAAGAAATGTCCGTAAATGAATTGCGGGATTTGAGCAATGTTTATAACGGCATTGTTGAGGGGGTAAGGAAGGTTAGAGACGAGTTCCCCGTAGATGACCAGCCCGCCCGTGACCCCTCCCTGCCGGAGACTCCTGCATCTGCCCACGCTCCAAAGGCAGCTCCCAGGACGACGCAGGCCCCGCCGCCTGTAACCGCACCGGCGCCGGAAGACGGTATTCCCGGACTGGATGTGCCGGAGGATGTGCCTTCCTTTGGTTCTTTTGAGCATTAACTCCTGACTTGTTGACGATGATGGACGCAATGGAAATGATCAGGGATGAACGTCAGGGGCTGCCCAGCGCGAGCGGGATGCAGCGGCTTTTCCTCTGCCCCGGAAGCTGGAATGCAGAAAGGAAATGCCCGATAGACGAAGAGAGCGAGGACGCCGCCATGGGAACTATCCTGCACGCTCACATGGAACAGGGGACGATGCCGGAAGACCCGGAGGACGCCGAGGCTGTGGCCTGGTGCCGCGAGATGGAAAAGGCCCTGTGTGAAAAGCACTTGGGGATGAAAGAAAACTGGACCGATGTTCAGACGGTGCGGGAAGTGCGTCTATTTGAACGGGACCGTCTGTTTTCCGGAAAACCGGACATGGTGGCTGTTTGGGACCGCAAGGCTTTGGTGGTGGATTACAAATTTGGACGCATTCCTGTTTCTCCAGCGGAGTGCAATTTGCAGTTGAGCGCCCTGGCCGTGCTGGTGATGGATGGGCACGAGGCGTACCATGCGGATGAGGTGTTTGTGTGCATTTTGCAGCCTTACGCGAGCCGGAAGGAGCCTGCCGTTTGCCGGTACACCCGCGAGAGCGTGGAGCAGGCGCGGGCGTTTTTCCGGGCCTGCATTGAGCAGGCGCAGGATGAGCACGCCCCGTTGAAGCCCAGCGAGAAGGCTTGCCGGTATTGCCGGGCCCAGTCTTCCTGCCCGGCGGTGAAGCTGGCTTTGGTGCAGGTGACGTCCGGGGATTTGACGGCGGCCTGGGAAGAATGGTCTCCCGAAAAACGGAGGGAAGCCTACGATCTTGCCAAACTGGCGAAGAAGTGGGCGGCTTCCGTGGAGTCCAAGGTGAAGGCAGATCTGCGGGCCGAGGTGGAGATTCCCGGTCTGGTTCTGGCTCCCGGCAAGAAGGCGTTTACGGTGACGGATGCCGCGGCGGCTTTTCAAATTCTTAACGGTTTGTTCCCCGACGACATCACGGCGCAGGCGTTTACGGCCTGCTGCAAGGTAGGGATTACCGATCTGGATAAGCTGGTGCATTCCGTGCGTAAGGCTGCGGATGCCGGCGCCAAGGTGGCCGAGTCCAAGGATTGGCTGCGTAAGACGCTGGCGGGATGCGCGGAAGTGAAGGTTTCTGACGGATCCGTGAAGGAAGTGGAAGGAGGTGCGGCATGATGACCACGCTGACCATTACTTTGCCCCACACGCCGCGGTGTTTGTCCCCCAATGCGAAGGCCCCTCTCACGCAGAGGGGGGCCATTGTGGCCGGTTATAAGAAGACGGCTGCCAAGAGCCGCGCCCGGAATATAGCCTGGGGCAGGACTTGTGAAGCCCTGAATGGCCGGAGGATGCAACCGACGCATTACCGGGTGATCTGGTTTTTCAAGGGACCGAAGCCGGACACGGATAATTGCCTGGCGCGCTGCAAGGCGTATCTGGACGGGGCCTGCAAGGCTATGGGCATTGACGACAGGACGCTGGATTGCGCCGGGATTGAGCGGATTCACGACCTGGGACGCGCCGGACAGGTGGAAATCGTGTTTGAAAGGAGGCTCGCATGAAACTGACGCCTGAACAGAAAGCTTTTTACGAATACGGAAAAGCAGTCGAAACTCTCGAAACCAGAATTGAAAGGATTCGCAATAACGCCCGAATACGATTTAAAATGGAATATCACGAGCTGCCACTTCAATTTCGCGGAGGCTTATGGGACGACTTTAAGTTGTACAATGTTATCGGTGACGTCCGCCGGAAGCGGGCCGCGTGCAGGGCGTGGGTGCATCCTATGCGACGGAGATGCTCGAACTGTAAACATGAGCTAACGCAGTACAAGTTCTGCGCAGCCTGCGTCCATGAAGGATGGCCTGTTTACTGGGAGCCAAGAAAGGAGGATGAGTGAAAGTCTGTGTGAATTACAGTGGTGGCCTTATGTCTTGGGGTGCAGCCAAGTTAGCCGTTGATCAGTATGGGCCGGACGAAGTAGATTTAGTCTTCGCCGACACCGGGATCGAAGATGAAGATAATTACCGCTTTATCGTCCAAGGTGCGGGTGCCTTGGGATGCCAGCTTCACATTGTCCGTATGCGCGGCCATAAAGGAGCGAAAAATCCGGATGCTTATATTACTCCGTGGGAACTGTGTACTGGGCAGGATGGTTCAGGCGGAGAGGGCATGATGGCAAATTCCCGCGTGGGATTTTGCTCAATATTGCTCAAACGTAAACCGCTAGACACATGGATGCGTAAGCATTGCACACCAGAAACTCGTATCGTTATTGGGTTTAACATTGAAGAAATAGAACGGTGTGAAAGGCTCCGAAAAAACAAACCGGAATGGAACTGGTGGTTTCCACTGGCTGAAAAACCTTATTCCTACTGCGAGATTAAAAGCTGGTTGGAAGGATACAATGTCAGGCTTCCAAGGTTATACGACATGGGTTTTAACCATGCAAATTGCGGCGGTTTTTGTTTCAAAGCGGGTATTGGTCATTTTGTAAATCTTTTGGAAAAGATGCCGGAGAGGTTTGCCTTCCATGAAAGGATGGAACAACGATTTCGAGATTCAACCGGGAAACATAATACCATTTTAAGGAGAACTGTTAACGGGGAAAAGATATTTTATCCTCTATCTCAACTCCGCCAAGACTACCTTCAAGGTTTGGTGAGACCCTCCGATTTTCGAATGCCGTGTGAGTGTGGAGTCATGTGGGAACAGCCAGAATTTAACCTGATGAATGGAAAGGAGGGAGAGTGAATGAGCTACATCTTTTCGCGGGCGCTGGTGGAGGCATACTTGGAAGCGAGCTGCTCGGATTCCGCACCGTTTGCGCTGTCGAACTTGAACCCTATCCCGCAAGCGTACTGCTCGCCCGACAGAATGACGGCTTACTCCCGCCTTTCCCGGTTTGGGATGACGTACGAACCTTTGACGGACGACCGTGGCGCGGCCTTGTTGACGTGGTATCTGGAGGCTTCCCGTGCCAGGACATTTCAGCCGCAGGAAAAGGCGCCGGCATTGACGGCGCCCGCTCCGGCCTCTGGCGGGAAATGCACCGAATTATCAATGAAGTACGACCGGAATTCGCATTCCTGGAAAACTCACCTCTGCTTGTGGGAAGAGGACTTGCCAGAATCCTCGGTGACCTTGCCCGCATCGGGTATGATGCTGCATGGTGTGTGCTGGGAGCTGACGCCGTTGGATTACCCCATCGCCGCGCCAGATTATGGCTTCTTGCCCACCATGCGTGCATGTATCGCCAAATATGGACTGTGTTGGAAGAGAGCGGAGGAAGGCAAACCAAAAGGGAATTTGGAAGATTACCTGGCATATCTCTATGTCAGGAGCGGTGGGAAGCGAGTCAGGGGGATGTGTGTGTCAGCGTCTTTCGCCGCCCTGATGATGGGGTGGCCCCAGAAGTGGACGAGCTTAAAGCCCTTGGCAACGGGCAAGTTCCTGCAGTGGCGGCAACTGCATTCCGGGTTTTACTCGAACGATTCACGAACTACAACCCCCAACTGACGCTTTTTTGATTATGGCAAATAAATCTACAGGAGCTTTAAAATATTATGCAATAGACGTTAACATGCGGTCTGCTCTTGCTGAACACGGCGAGGCTTGTGTAGGACGTTGCGCGTTGCTTTGCCTCTATTGTGCAGAGCAGGTCAATGGGGGGATTATTCTGGATTGTGGGACATGGAATGCCCGGCAATGGATGATCCGTGTCGGATTGGAGGGTAGGCCAGAAGATGTACCAGGGCTTTACCATTGGGAAGGAGACAACCTCGTGGTAGAAACCTACAACAAGGAAGCTGAAGAGAAAGCCTTGAACCAGCGGCGCGGCGGAAGGAAGGCCGCAGAAGCCCGGTGGGGTAAGAAAGAAGATGAAAGCTGTACTACGGAATGCAATGACCTTTCTAATACAGAGAGTAATGCAAAACGCATACCAGAACGCAATGCAGATAGTAATGCGGACTGCATTACACCCGGCAATGCTAAGGAAAGGAAAGGAGAGGAAAGGAATATAGGGAGAGAAACTACTACGGTGGACAGTACACCGTGGGAAGATGTTCCTCCACCGCCTCCTGCCTTTTCCTCTCCCTCGCGGCCTCGGATTGCTGACAATCATCCTGCAGCAGATCCCAGGGCATGGCAGTTCATTGTGGCATGTTTACAGGTCAATCCTGTGTGGAGCAAGACGATGCCAACTGCCCAAGAACAGGGGATAGCTCTGGAAGCCTGGGAAAGCTGCAAGGGAAGTGTGACCCCCAAAGATATTCGGCTTTTGCAAGCTTACTATGCTTCGGACCTAGACTCCGACAGGAAAGGAAAACCGTTTTGGAGGCCCGATTCCAGAAGCAGATTTTGGGAGAAGTTCAACGATGTGCTTACACACGCCACACGATGGGCAAAGGAAACACGTTGGAAGCCCAAGACACAACAGGCCACAAAGTCAAAGGATGAACCCACGGATGCCGTCAGCGCAGAAAATAGCTTATCCATTGAAGAAGCTTTGAAAGCTCTGCATGACCCAAATTGGAACCCCAACGAAAATATGCATGAAAAGAAGTAAAAGCCTTATCAACGAACGAATTAACATGGCTCTGTTTTACATGGAGCAAGGAAGCTCCAAGCAAGATGCCTGTTTGGCTGCGGGAATCACGGCAGAAAACCTTGCCTATTACACTCGCCGGGACCCTGTATTGAAGAGGAAGGTTGACCTGGCAATGTCCAAGGGAGGATTTAGAGCTTCAAATGGTTCCTTTTTTACACGTAAGCCCCCTCCTGGACGTAAAAAGAATGTCAGTTTATCCGAGATACAGCGGAAATGTGACGAAAGGTTGTCAGATGAATAATGAAACGCCGTCCCGTAAAAAGGACGGCGTTTCTCTTGACTTCGTGGAATGCTTGAGGTAACTACTCCGCAGAACGGTTTAGTCGCCGTTTTGTGTGTGGCGGCTTCCGGGGGCAGTTTGCTGCCGGGAGCCGTCATTGCACATCATTTGGCATGGGCCTGCTGAACCTCCTTTGTGGGAGTGTCACCATTCAGGCAGTCAATCCATTCACTTTCTTTGCCGGCTCGTTTAAAAGCCCGCACCGTTTCCTTGTTTGAGTCGGCAATGATGATTGTTTCAATCCATTCTCCCTTCTCTACGCAGTGATCTCGTGCCGATGCAATAGCATTTTCAATGGAGGTTGCCGCGGAGGTTGAGCTGTTGCCGTTGTTGCTTGTCGCAATCCACCTGTATTCGTTGTTCATTGTTTAGTCGTGTTTTGTGTTAATGCCGGAATTTCATATCCGGCATTGAAAGTATGTTTAACCTGATAATGGACAACAAGCATTTTCTTCAAAATTCGTCATATTTATTCAAAAGATAATTCCTGATAATTTTTTGATTGCGCTCTATAGTCAGTTTCCTTTCAACATAAGTATGAAACGTCTTGATGTTGAAGAAAAAGCCAGGGTTATTTTATCAGGAGTGCCGGTATTCTGTCGCTACGATGAAATACGTAAAGTAGCTGACTTGAAGGAAAATCCGGATAATCCGAACCGTCATCCTGATACGCAGATTGAACGACTGGCTGAAGTTATCAGGCTGGCCGGATGGAGAGCTCCTATTACTGTTTCTGACCTTTCCGGTATGATCGTCAAGGGGCATGGCCGCTTGGCGGCGGCCAAACTGGCCGGATTGGAAGAAGTGCCTGTAGAGATGCAGCACTACGAAACGCCAGAACATGAACGAGCCGATTTGATTGCCGACAACCATATCGCAGAATTGGCTGACTTGGATGATGACGCCTTGAAGCTTCTCATACGGCAAATGTCTGAATCAGGTGAATTCCCTCTTACGTTGACTGGTTTTTCCGACCGTGAAATTGATGATATGTTAAATGAGATCCCAGAGGACATTCCAGAAGATTTGAACCTTGAGCGTGATGAAGCCGGTTCCACATCTCAGAACTTTGTCAAGTTTGGAACAATCAAAATTATCTTGAGCGAAGAAGAGGCCAGACGCTTCAAGGAATTCTATGATCGTTACCTCAATGATAACGGTAATGTGATGGGGATATTCACAGAATTGTTGAACAAGGGAGACAAACGATATGCGAATTGAGTTCATTGAACGCTATCCTATTGCGGCCTTGACTCCGGCTGATTACAACCCCCGGAAACTGGCAGAAGATAAATTCCTGAAATTGCAAGAGAGTATCCGGAGATTCGGAGTCATCAAACCTGTCATTGTGAATGGAGATAACGGTATTTTGACTGCCGGACACCAGCGTACACGTGCCATGATAGCCCTGGGCATGACGCATTGTCCCGCGGTCAGAATCAACGGTATTACCCAGGTTGATGAAATCAGGTTCAACCTGTTCCACAACAGCGTAGAAACCAATAAGAGCAAAGCTCGCGTGTGCGGAAACCTTTCTGCAGGACAATACCATATTGTGCAGCCAGACCACCTTTCCTACGAAAAAAATGATAATGCGACCATTGTTTTTGAAATGGGCCGCCTTATCATGAAATATGGGGAATGGGGTTCCATCGTGTGCAATACACGGGGGGATGTGCTGCTGAATAGTGACTATGCCGTTGCCTCCAAGCAACTGAAACGTGAGGTCATTTGCTACGTGATCCGTGATGAAGACGAACAGGACATGCTTGAACTGCTGGGAATTGAATACGGACAGTATTACTATGATTCCCTTGGCGTAAAATCCTACAACCAGCTTCTGTGCCAGATGCACCGTCTCAACGGAGGCGGGAAACGTGACCTAAAATCGACAACATACGAACGATATGTGATTCCCAGGTTGCGTAAGGACATGCGGATTATTGATTTTGGGGCGGGCCGTTGTGCGTATGCTCAGATTTTGGCAGGAAAGGGATATCACATTTTACCTTATGAGCCACACTTCCAGAGGGAGGAAAAGCTTGATGTTCGTGAAGTAGTCCGTCAAATACGCCTCATTGAACGAGACATTGCCAGATCCGGACTATTTAATCTGGTCGTTTTGGATAGTGTTCTCAATTCAGTCGTCAATTCCAAGTTTGAGCATTACGTCTTGACTGCCTGTAATGCCCTGGCTTCCAAGAATGGCATGTTGATACTCGGCACGCGCAATAAAGGGTTTCTGGATAAGGCTTTAGACTACAAATACACGAACGCCCCAAGCCGGAACATTGAATTTCTTGATAAAGAAAACTTCTCTGCCACCTTCCGGGCCGGGGTATGGACCATTCAGCATTTCCACACCCACGCAACATTGAGGAAATTGCTTGAGGAATACTTTTACGACGTGGAAATCATTGGTGTAAGGTCTGCATCTCAGATTTATGCAATAGCCAAACGTCCTCGTAAGCTTGACGATGACAGAGTAAGGGAAGCTCTGGAAATTGAGTTCAACATGGAGTACCCGGGGGAATATCGCCATAACCAGCATAGGGGGCTGGTGGAGCTTATCATGACCCGTTTGAAAGGAGAGAGATAACATGAGAGCATTGGATTTTGGATTTGGATTGCTGAAAAACGTTTGGTCCATCAGGCCGGGGCAGAAAGCCCCTTTACTGGATATTCTCATTCTCGTCGCCATTCAGAAGGGGTGTGTAACCAGAAAGGCTATTCTGTCAGATGTGCCGGTCAATGAAGGATCATTCTTCGGTTCCATCCGTTCCCTGTTGAGAAATGGCTTTATCACCCGCAAGGAAGATGGACGGCATCACGTCAATTACAGATTGACTCCGAAAGGGGAATCCCTGATTGCAAAACTCTATACCGTTACCAAATAATGGAAATCAAGATAGATGCCAGCGATTTATTGAACCAGCTTGATATGCTGGATGAGCGGGCACGTAAGGTCGATGACCTGACGGTAAGGGACATGAAACGTCGCGTGCCCGGCGCCGTCTCTGCTGCTACTGCCAGTGTGTACAGAATCAAAAAGAGTGAAGTGGCGTCATGCTCAGCCTACGCTTACGATTACACAGGGAGAGGGAGAAATGCCGGAAAGGCCCATGTTCGTACCAGTTTCCAGGGCACGACGATAGCCTCCTTTGCTGTAGTGTTCAAAGGCAGGAAGCATGCAGAGTGGAAGACTACCCCCAAGAGACGGCCCAGGACAAAGATAACGGTCCGTAAGAACGGAGTACGGCGTAGAGTACCCAAGCCCTACAAGGTGACGGTTGAAACGTTCAGAGGAAAGCCAGCGGTCATCAAGGGTAAAAACGGGAACAGAGTATTTGTTGTGGATGGCAGGAATCGGGCATTCGTAGTTGGTAAGAGCAACCGCCCGATGGTTCATGCATCCACGTCCGTTCCTCAGGCCATTACAAACAAGAAGGTCAAGGCTATATGGATGCCCAAGCTCAATCGAGACTTGGAGAGCCGGTTTTACCACCATTTCAACAGATTGATGCGGTGATGGGAATCGGAATGGTCAAGGGGCGGCGGCCGAGGGGCCAAGGTACTGTCCGGCAGCGTTGCTCCATGCGCTGGGCTCCACCCCAAATAAGGCGCATTTTTCAATTTTTTTTTCGTCGTTTGGTTCACCCCCCCATGCGTCGATTTTCGGAAGAGAGGGAAAAAGCACGAAATGCTGTTGAAACGGCATGAAACCGCTACAAAAGAGCATGAAAGAAGAGGCCACTAAATCCGAAGAAGCCGGGAAGGGTTACATTACGGCTGAGAAGCTTGCCAAGCTTCTTGACCTTTCCGTCCGCCGTGTTCAGGCATTGCGAGCGGACGGGGCATTTGTGACCGAGGACACACCCATGGGAAAACGATATGTGTTCGGAGCATCCCTCGTTTCCTACATCAAGTACCTGCAGAACCGCCAAGAGACTTCTTCTCTGGAACGGCAGCGCCTTGAGGCGGAAGTCCGATGCAAGAAGGCCAAGGCGCGGATTGAGGAAATCAAGCTGGCCCTATTGCGTGGCGAAGTTCACAAGGCCGAACATGTTCGCACTCTCATGAATGGAATGGTCCAGGAAACGAAGGCTGCCTTCATGGCTATTCCTGGGCGCTGCGCGGTGGATTGCGCCGGAGCCTCACCGAATGAGGCAGCGATTATTCTGCGAAAAGCCATTTTCGGGGTATTTGAAGAGCTGGCTGCCCATACGTATGACCCCTCACGATTTTCAGACCTCATGAAAGAAGACGGAGACCAGATGTCCAACGGAGACGAAGAGGAGGAAGAATCATGAATTCCCGGGAGAAAAGACATCTTGCAGATCTATACAATGAAGCGGTGAGTCTGTGGCTGCCCCCGGAGGATCTCTCCGTTGACCAGTGGGCGGACAAGTACCGCCGTCTGGCTGGTGGATTATCTGCAGAAGCCGGTCAATGGAGGACGGACCGAACCCCCTACATGCGGGAACCGATGTGTGCCTTTTCAGATCCGAACATCGAGGAAATCGTTTTTGTGGCTCCTTCCCAGGTGGGGAAGTCGGAATTGGAATTGAATATCATTGCCTACATTATTGACCAGGACCCGGGAACCATTCTATACGTCCAACCGAGAAAGGAAGATGCCATGTCGTTTTCTCGTCTCCGCGTGGCTCCCATGCTGAAAGCATGCGATAAGATTCGTGATAAAGTGCGTGACGTGGAGAAGAAGGGGCGGGGAGCAACTTCCACCGTTTTGCAAAAGTCCTTTCCGGGAGGTATGCTGACCCTCGTTGGCTCCAATAGTGCGAGCGATTTGTCTTCTCAGCCGGTGCGCTACGTCATCGGTGACGAGCTTGACCGCTTTGCAACAAGCGCCGGCAGAGACGGGGAACCTTGGGAATTGGCAAAACGCCGTCAGAATACCTTTTACAACCGAAAGCGCGTTGCCGTTTCTACTCCCACAATCAAGGGGGCGTCTCAAATTGAATTCCTCTATACGCAGGGCACACGCGAACGGTGGAAGACGCGCTGCCCACGGTGCGGAGAATATCATGAGGTGCGCTTTGATGATATCCAGTTCAAGGCCAAACCGAAACGGATAGCAGGGAAGGAATCGTGGTATGTTGACGTTACTGGATGGAAATGCCCCGGATGCGGGGAAGTCAGCGAAGAACAGGAGGTCAAAAAATCAGATTCCCGCTGGGAAGCGGAGAATCCCGATGCCATTCGGAATAACCGTTGCCGGTCATTCTGGCTCGGAGGCTTTGCTTCACCTTGGCGCCCGTGGAAAGATATCATCCAGAATTTTTGCAAGGCAAAGAAAGATCCGGAACGGCTCAAAGTGTGGAAGAATACCGATGTGGGTGATTTGTGGGAAGAGAGGAATACCGTCGCCGATGAAACTGAATTACTGAAACGGGCAGAGAAGTATCCGGAGAATGCAGACTTGCCGGGGGAACCTGGTTGCGGCCCCCTGATTTTGACGTGCGGCGTGGACTTCCAGCATAAATATGCCCAATATGAAATTGTTGGGTGGGGACACTATTATGAGAGCTGGGGGGTACAGTCCGGATATATTACCGGGTCTCCGGATTCAGACGAGGTGTGGAAACAGTTGGACAGTCTCATTTCCCGTCCCTACAAGTTTGCCAACGGCAGAGCTTTGCGGGTTGTCATGACTTTTGCCGACTCCGGCGACGGCAAATTCACGAATGAAATTGCACGGAGGTGCAAGGAAAGGCAAAAGGCCAATGTGTTTGCCGTAAAAGGATGGGGTACTCATGGGCGTCCCTTTATCACACCTCCGAACCGTGTACCGATTGCGGGCAACAAGAATAACACCTACATTCTTTATAATCTCGGGGTGAACGCCGGCAAATCCGCGATTATGTCTGCCGTCCAGGTTCAGGCTCCGGGGCCAAATTACATGCACTTCCCCGACGAGTCGAGAGGGTACGACATGGCCTATTTTACCGGGTTATTGTCAGAAGTGGAAGTGGTAGAGGGAAATGTGATGAAATGGGTAAAACTTCCCGGACATGAAAGAAACGAGGCTCTTGACTGCCGGAATTACGCACGGGCAGCGGTGAAGGTCATCAACCCGGATTTTGATGCATGGGAACGAGCGCTTCGGGATGCTCCGTCCAAGACTGCCAAGGTTTCTACTCCACGCCGTCCGCGGCGTTCATCTTTCAAAGACCGGCTTTTTGACTGAGCCATATACACGTTGTTGTATTTTCCGGCGCCATCATGATTGCCGTAACGATGGCAACCACGCGCACCAGCAAACTCCGGGAACGCCTTGTTGAGTTGAATGAGGACAAGAGCGCCGTCAAACAGGCGATCAGAAATGTTTTGTCCGGCAAGGCGCAGAGCTACGGAATCGGTACACGCAACAAGGCTGCGTATAATATGTCCCTTGGGGAATTGAGGGTTTACCTCCGTGAAATTGAAACGGAGATAAGAGAGATTGAGCGTGAACTTTCCGGGGGTGGACGCAGATGCATTGCCTTTTTTGTCCCGAAAGATTGTTGAACATATGGGAAAGAAATATACAGCGAAGGTTCGGAAGCAGTTCAGGAATTACGGCTATGGAGATGCCGGAGCTTCCAAGACGCGCCGCGCCTTCAAGAAATACCACGCTGTTTCCGGCTCTCCCAAACAGGATATTGACCGTCACAATTCCGTTCTCCGCAGCCGGGCGCGCTCCCTTTACATGTCGGCGCCACTGGCGACTTCCGCCATCAAGACCTTGAGGACGGCTATTGTCGGGCCGGGGCTTTACCTGCATGCACAGGTGGACGGCAAGATGCTTGGCATTTCAGAAGATGAATCCAAGAAGCTGAACAAGCTTCTGGAAATGGAGTTTGAGTTGTGGGCGGCTGACCGCAGGTCTGCCTCCGTTTCCGGGTTAAGCGATTTTTACGAACAGCAGCAAATTGCCCTGATGGCCTGGAAGACATCTGGAGATACTTTCGCCCTGTTTGATGTAGGTGAGACTGATATTCTGCATCCCTACAGCTTGCGCCTGCGGCTGATTGAAGCCGACCGTGTTTGCACTCCGAGTACCACCAATGTATCCCCACTATCTACCTATGGGAAGAATACCGATACCGGTAATAATATTTATGATGGGGTTGAGGTAAATGAGAAGGGGCGTGTAGTCGCATATCATATTCGCAATACTTTTCCGGGTGAATTGTCAACTGAAACAGTAAAATGGGCCAGAGTTGAGGCAATCGGTAAAAGAACCGGAATGCCGAATATTCTCCACATCATGGATGCCGAACGTCCTGAACAGTACCGTGGTGTTACCAGTCTTGCGCCATGCATTGAGAATATCATGCAGTTGGGACGTTACCTGAACAGCGAAGAAGCCGCCGCCCTCCTGCAAACCTGCTTTACCATTTACGTTACAACAGAAACGGATGGTGACGGACCTGCCCTGAAACCTCAAGGTCTGTCTTCCGATGCCGACGAAGAGGGGGGCGATGAAGATGACCGGAATCCTGAGGATTATGAGATGTCTCCCGGTGGTGTAGCCTTCCTGCGTCCGGGAGAAGATATCAAGAGCGTTGACCCCAAGCATCCCACGAATAGCTTTGACGGCTTTGTCAGGGCTGTTGCTACACAGATTGGCGCCGCTATGGAGGTTCCGGTTGACGTGTTGCTCAAGAGCTATAATACGTCTTATAGCGCGGCCCGTGCTGCATTGCAGGATTTTTGGAAGAAGGTTGTGATTGACCGGATAGAGTTTGCTTCCACCTTTTGCAAACCCGTTTATGAGGCATGGTTCTGTGAAGCTGTTGCCCGCGGGCGCATTTCCGCTCCCGGCTTTTTTACCGATCCTCTGAAACGCGCCGCCTATCTGGCTCATGAGTGGAATGGCCCGTCGATGCCTCACCTTGACCCGGTGAAGGAGGCTACCGCCATGGAGATCATGGTACGGAATGGCTGGAAGACGAATACCCAGGCAACAACGGAGCTGAACGGCGGAGATTTCAACAAGAATGTGGAACAACTTCTTCAGGAAATGGACCAATTCGCGCCCCTGCTTGTGATGATTTCCGAGGCAGTTTCTATCAGAAAGAGCTTGTCATCAGACAGCAGCAAGAAAGATACCGAACAACAACAAGAAAATGAATACACCACCTAAATTCTGGAACGTGGTTGCGGATGAAAGTTCCGATACCGCGGAGATCGTGCTTTACGGCGATATTGTTTCCCAGCAGCCCGTGGACTTCTGGACCGGACAGGCTATTGAAGGGAATTATATCACCCCGGAAGGCTTTCTGGACGATTTGTCCAAATGCAAGGGAAAGAACAATCTGACTATACGCCTCAACAGTTGCGGCGGGGATCTGTTTACCGGCATTGCCATTCACAATGCCCTGAAAGGGTTCAACGGCAAAAAGACGGTCATTGTGGAAGGGATTGCCGCTTCGGCCGCCTCCGTCATTGCCTGTGCAGGTGACGAGGTTCAGGTTTATCCCGGCAGCATCACCATGATTCACGGCGTTTCTACGTTTGTGTTTGATGCCCTGAATCTGTCCGACATGAAGAAGATGGTCAAGGCCATGGATTCCATGGAAAATGCCATTGCCGCCATTTACTCCGCCAAGACCGGAAAGGAAGTAGGAGAGCTCCGCAATCTGATTACGCGTGAGACCTGGATGACCGGCCAGGAAGCCATTGACAACGGATTTGCGGATACTCTTATCGACGGAGAAGTGGCGAACAAGCTGCAGCTCGTCGCCTCCGCTTCCGGAAAGTTTGTCTTGCAAGCCGGTGGGCATGTTCTGTCTTCCGATTTTCGGGCAGCCATACCGGATCGGTTCCATGTCGCCGTCATCAATTCCGTTCAATCGGAACAGACTGCCGAAGGAGATTCTTCCGAGGATGACCTTCAGGCAAAGTTGCTGCAGGCCGAGCAGGAACTTGCCGCTGCGAAATCCGAATTGGCTGCCCTGCAGGAGAAGATGGCAACCAGTCAGGAGCCGGACGCCAAGGCAAAGGAGGAAATTATTGCTCAGGCCATTGCTGAGGAACGCAAGCGCCTTTCCGACATTGAGGCCATTGCCAACGGTATTGACCCGGAACTTGTTCAGGATGCCAAGTTCGGAGAAACGCCTATGACCGCTCAGGAACTGGCATTCAGAGCCATGAGCTCCGGCAAGTTTTCCGGCGCCAACTTCCTCAATTCCCGCGCTGCGGATTTGCAGGATAGCAATACTGGAAGAGTAACCATTGCTCCCACAGGAAACGAGGCCGGAGGTAATTATACTTCCAGGCTGGCAGAGGCCATCAAAGCCGCCAACGAATCTACCAAAACCAAAAAATAAACCATAGAAAAACCATTAGTATGGACCCAAATGCAGTAACCACCATTGATCTCACAGATCCGCAGACCTTGATCGCCATGGTCCGCGGGTTGGAACCGGCGCCGAGCTTCCTGCTCGATACCTATTTCCCCTGTGACCCAGGCACAGATATTTTCCACAGTGACAAAGTGCTTGTGGACTATGATACCCAAAACAAAAAGCTGGCTCCTTTTATCAAGGTAGGCAGCGTCAATAGTGACCGGGATACGTTTTACACGGATGAATTTTCCCCGGCCCGTATCGCTCCTTCCCGGTTGTTGTCTGTCGATGACCTGAAGAAGAGAGGGTTCGGAGAATCCCTCTTTTCCGGTATGGAGCCAGACCAGCGCGAAGCGGCTATTGCCGGACGTGATTTCATCGACCTTAAAGACCGCATCCGCCGCAGAAAAGAGAAGATGGCCGCAGATTGCCTGACGGCGGACGGCTACGAATGCCAGTATATTGACAAAGACGGGAAGCCCACGGAGAAGAAGACTGTGGCATTCCACGGAGATGTCAATGACTGCCTTTATACGCCAGGCAAACTATGGGATGCCGCTGACGCCAACCTTTTTGGTGACTTGAAAGCCATGAGCCGCGTGCTGACGTCCAAGGGCTGTGCCGCCGCTGACGTGATCGCCGGCGCGGATGCGGCCGAACTGATTCAGTCCAATTCCTACATTCAAAAACTGTTCGACAACCGCAGATTTGAAATGGGTAAAATTGAGCCGAAGCTTCAGGAGTCCGGCGCTCTCGTGTTGGGATTCATGAACGTGGACGGCGTTCTTCTGCGCGTTATCCAGTACATGAAGGAATACGAAGACGAGGATGGAACCATGACTCCCTTCATCGCCCCAAGCAAAGTCATCATGACTGCACCCAATGCCGGAAAGACCCTGTATGCCTCCGTCACTCAAATGGATGAGCCGGGCGGTCCGTTCAACACCTACGCTGAAAAGTACGTTCCGAAGTATATTTCCAACCATGAAGACGATATTCGGAAGTTCATCCTGTCCAGCCGTCCGCTTCTTGTTCCCAAGAAGAAGGGATGCTGGGTGTGTGCCGACGTGCTGACGGCCTCCGCAGGTGCATAAGTCTCACAAATATTACCGGAAAGGAATAACGCTTATGTTTATTATCAAGGTAAAAAGTAATTATGGGCAACACGAGGGAGGACGTGTCATTCTCCGGCGCCCGCAGGATCCTCCCTTTGAAATTGATCCTGACAAAGGGCAGGAATTGATTGACCGCGGCATTGCCGTATTGGTGTCTTCCTCATCTTTTGAAGATGAGGAAGAGCAGAAGCCGGATTTGCGTAAGCTGAAAGTGGCCGAGTTGCGTGAGCTGGCCACCAAGAGCGGCATTGAAAATGTGGAAACCATGAGGAAGGATGATCTGATTGCCGCGCTGGAAGCATTGGAAGCAGACATTCCGACCGTCAATCCCGAACACGGCATCGAATGAGCCTGAAAGCCGACATGAATGCCGATATCTCCGAAGTCTTCCTGAATCTGGAAGACTTCGGGGAACGGCATGTCGTGGATGGGAAAGAGATCATTGCCGTTTTCTATGATGAAGAGCTTATCCCGGGAAACCAGGATTACGGCCTTACCGTCAAAAAGCGGACATTGCAGGCGGCCACGGCAGACATGCCACAGCCGCAGGAAGCAGGATCAACGCTTGAAGTTGACGACCGGGTGTACCTGGTCGCGGCATGGCGTGAAGAACTTGGGATGTCCGTGGTTTCACTCACGGAAAATATCTGACGATTATGACAACACAAAAAGCTCTCGATGACATTGCACAATGGCTACGTGACAACGTGGTCAATGATCTTGAGTTCAAGGTTCCCCCGGAACTCAAGTCAAGCAATGCGGCCAAGTATGCCTACAATATGGGGCATCCGACCGTTTTCACGATTTTCACTCCGCCTGATTCTTCCAAATCCGAGAAGGAAGATTACAAGGCACCGAGTATTATCGTGCAGCTTATCGAGGGAGAACATGATGTCGTAAAAAGGTCCGGGTCTCTGGATGTTCGCCTGATTCTGCAGGTGTGGAATCCCGGCCAACACACGCCGGGCAAGTTCACGCCAAACGCCGAGGGATGGCGGGACCTTGTGTCTTTCATTGACCTGACGAGGGATCGCCTTGAAAGAGCCGTCATCATCAACGGCCACCGTATCAGGACGGATACCCTGACTTTTGGACCCATGCATGAAAACAGGGTACTGATAGACCATTATCCGTTCTTTGTGGGGCACATTTCTTTTTCCATCGACTTTCACAGTTCCTCTTCTGATTTTTTAACAAACTTATCATTATAATATTATGGCTACTACATACCTACATGGCGCGTATGGAGGCATTGGGGCGACCCAGGCCAAGAGCGCGATCCAGTCCGGGACGATTCCCGTTTATTTCGGGACCGCTCCCGTCAACCTCGTGAGGGGATATGCCGATTCCGGCGTCATCAATACCCCCGTGAGGCTTACCAATTTCACGCAGGCCCAGGCGGTTTGCGGGTATTCGTCAACCTGGGCATCTTACACGCTTTGTGAGGCTGTGAGCGCCCATTTCAACAATCCGCTGGGAAATTGCGGACCTATTTACATCATCAATGTTCTTGATCCCGACAAGCACCGGAAAGCGGAACAAGTGGAGAAGGTTCTCACGTTCACGAATGGTCGTGCCGAGTTCATCAGCGACGCAATCATTCTTGATACGTTTGCCCTGGCCGATATGGCCGAAGGAACGGATTATTCCCTTGATTACGATTTTACACGTTCTTGCGTGATTGTGACCGTGAAGGACCGCACGAAGACGACGGTGAATGCCACTTATCACGTTGTGGACAGCTCTGCCGTTACGGCAGAAGATATCATCGGCGGCGTGACGTCCGAAGGGGAGTATTCCGGAATTGGAGCTCTTCCCCTCCTTTATGCTCAGGAATTTCAGGTTGCGAATTTGCTGGCCGCCCCCGGGTGGTCCCATATTCCAGCCGTGTATAATGCCCTGATTACCGCCAGCCAGAAGATCAACGGTCATTGGATGGCTTTCGTGGCGGCTGATATCTCCTTGGAAAATGCAGGAACCATAGAAGCCGCCAAAGCCTGGAAGAAGGCAAACGGGTACACATCTGAATATTCCAAGGTGTTCTGGCCCCAGGCAAAGACCAGCACCGGAGAGATTTACCATCTTTCCACACTGGCCGTTTGGGTGATGCAGATGGTGGATAATGACCACGATGGCGTTCCCGGCGAGACCTGTTCCAACAAGGCGGTGCCGGTCATTTGCCAGTATTTCGGCGATGGTGCCAAGAACAGAGGTTTCGACCAGGAGACGGGGAATGCACTCAACGAAAACGGAATTTCCACCGTGGCGCCATTCAATGGGAAGTGGGTTCTTTGGGGCGGCCATACGGCAGCCTATGCGTTCGGGGTAACGTCCGATGCACTCCATATCTTTGACACGAATATCCGGATGCTGGAACACATCGTGAACAGCTTCCAGAAGGAATGGGCGCCAAGGGTTGACAAACCGATGACTATCCAGCTTCGAGACGAGATCATTCACCGGGAAAATGACAAGCTGGCCGGGTATGTGGCCCAAGGATACCTTGTCGGGAATCCGGAGTGCATTTTCCTTCCGAGCGAGAATGCCGATTCTGACGTGATGAACGGAGATTTCCGCTGGAACCTGTCCGCCACGCCCACGCCGCAGTTCAAGAGCGGCACCATCTCCGTTTCCTATACAGATTCCGGTCTGTCCGTTTATTCAGCATAACACCCAATATAGAAAGGATTATTATTCATGAAGTTTCAAGAATTGAAAGGGGCTTGTATTGCTTCCTCCGTTTACGCGAAAGGGGAACAGATAGGGTACAATATCCCCATCAAGCTGCCTGAAGTTACTCCCGTTATAGTAGAAATCCAGGCGGCTGGCGGCAAACTGGAATTGCCAGTCTGGCAGCAGGTGGAGGCTATGGAGGCATCCATTACCAAGACGGGCGTCAGCAAGGAATTCCTGGAATCCCTTACTCCGGAGCCGTTTGATCTGATTTCCAATGTCGCCCAGCAGAGCGTGTCCGCTGACGGTACCAGTACCGCCCAGCATATCAAGGCGTTCATGCGCGTGATTCCCAAGTCGGCACCCGGAGTGGAGATTACCGCGGGAGAAGCCAGCGAAAACGAACTTCCGTTTACTGTCCTCTCCTATCAGCTTTACGTGGACGGAAACAAGTATCTGGACATTGATGTCGTCAAAGGCGTGTGCTGGATCAACGGCAAAGACTACTCTGAAAGCATCCGCAGCATGCTTTAATATCAACAATTAACCATCAACACACCATATTATGGAAAAAATAGAATTACAGTATCCGTTTCAGATCAACGGTCAGGATATCCGGGAAATTGAATATGATTTCGGGGAGTTCACGGCCAATGATTATTTCACCGCCATGAAGAACCGCCGCGGATATTCTCCTGAGGTCACTCCCGTGAATGACTACGGAATGAATTATTCGATTGGCGTGCAAGTCATTCTGGCGAGCAATAAGGGGAAGGGATGGACCGTGGAAGACTTCGACCGCCTCCGGGGAAGTGACGTTTCAAAGGTCATGCTGGTTGGTCTGAATTTTTTTGGAGCCACGCCCGAGGAGCAAGCGAACGAGACCTCCGAAGGGCGATCCGAATCTACTCCGAGCGATTCCACGCTACCCGAAAAGAGCTGATGGAAATGCCTCTCGTCGATTTCTGGACGGAGTTTCAGGAAGCCGCAGAAGATGCCGAGAAGGAACGCCAGAAGGCGGAAAAACAGAACGCGCACCGGCGCAAAAAAAGGAGATAGACCATTATGGCGCGGGAAAAGACCATGAAAGCGACCGTAAGCATCGGCGGGGTAATTCACCCGTCTCTGCAACGGACGCTTTCCCGTGTCCATAAAAGTGTTGGATCTCTGGTGTCCAAGTACAAAGCCCTGGGCGCCATTACACTCACGGGGGCGGTTGCCGGTGTAGCCGCCCTCGGCGCGGTTACGGCAAAGTCCGTTGGTCAGGCCATCGAACTTCAAAAAGAGATGTCCAATGTGGCAACCCTTTTGGACGGCGATGTTCACAAGAGGGTTGGAGAGCTGCAGAAGGATGTTCTGGATCTTTCCGACACGACATCCGTTTTTACGAGCGACCTGACCAACGGACTTTATGAAACCATTTCCGCTTTTGGGGACAACGAAGAGACGATCAAACGGGTGGGCATTGCCGCGAAAGCCGCGAAGGCCGGGAATGCAACCACCATTGAGAGCATTCGTTTGTTGTCTGCCGTTACAAAAGGGTATGGCGATACCTCCGCCGCCGCTATGGAAAAGGCGGCAGACATGTCTTTCCAGATTGTCAAGCTGGGTCAGACTACCTTTCCGGATCTGGCCGCCAGTATGGGACGTGTAGTGCCGATGGCCGCAGCCATGCACATCAAACTGGAAGAGTTGTCCGGGGCGTATGCTACGTTGACAGGCGTGACTGGCGGCGCTGCCGAAGTGTCAACACAACTCCGAGCCGTCATTCAGGGGTTTGTGAAGCCAAGCAAGGAAATGGCAGCAGCCATCAAGCAATCCGGCTACAAGAGCGGTCAGGCCATGCTCCAAACGCTGGGTCTTCACAAGTCATTACTCCTACTCAAAAAAGGTTGTCGCGGGAATGCCTTGGCCTTGACCAGTTTATTCGGCTCCGTTGAATCCGGAACTGCAATTTTGGCCCTCGTTGGTGCTCAGTCCGACAACATGGCCGCCAAAACAAAGGCCATGTTTGAAGCTTCTGGGATTGCAGAGAAAGCCTATGCGGCACAGATGGATAATTTCGCTGCCAAATGGGCGAAGATTGTCAATATTGCCAGAAATTTCATGACCAAGATAGGGATAAAGATTCTTCCCCTCTTGGAACGCATGGCTGATAAAGCTCTGCCGCATGTCATCAACTTGTCAGAAAAGTTGGTCAAGGTTCTGGATTCGGCAGGGGAATCCATTACCAAGTATCTTGAAGAGGTGGATTTTGAAAAAGTCATTCAGGGACTTAAAGATACCTACAAATTTGTTGTCAAGAACTGGAAGTTTTTCGTCGGAGTATTTGGCGGCGCTCTTGTTGTGGCTATCGGTGCTGCCGTCGTCGCCATCGGCTGGATTCCCTTTGCTATTGCCGGTGTAGTGGCTGCCGCTGCATGGCTGTGGAATAGTTGGGATGATATCTGCGGCTGGATCAATGACCGTATCAGCAGCGTTGTAAACTGGTTCCAGACAAATATGCCGGGGCTCGTCGGCGTCATGCAGCGGGTTTATGAAGGCATCAAGGAAGTGCTGTCCTGGTTGTATGAGAGGTTCCGCGTGGTGTTTGATGCCGTTTTGGCCGTCGTGAAAGTGATTGGGCCACCCATTCTGGATTTCATCAAGGCGACGTTGAGTGTCGTTCTGCAGCAGGTTGAGGTTTACATCAAGAAGGTTATTGCCTGGATTGAACGGATATGCACAGCTTTCAATAGAGTGTACGATGTAGTGAAGCCTCTATTCCCGCTGATTGGCCAGATGCTGGAAACGGCATTCAGGAATTCCATTCAGAGGGTTATCGACATGTTGAAAGTGCTGATGAAATGGATTCAGAATGTGTTCGCCAAGATCAATTCCATGATCGAGAGCGTTGCAAATATACAGCAAGCTGTTACTGGTAAGGTAAAGGGATGGTTCGGATTCGGTGGTGAATCCATGCCGGCCAAAGCAGCCGGCGGTTTTACGTCCGGACCGTCTATTTGTGGAGAGGCAGGAACGGAGGCTGTTATTTCCTTTGATCCCCGTTACCGGGCGGCCAACCAAGGGTATTTGATGACTGCGGCGGAAATGCTGGGGATGGATGTTGCCACCCCCGTGTCGGAATCCAGACAAAGCGTTGTGAACTACAACGTAGGAGGCATTACTTTTTCCCCCGTTATCAAGGCTGGGGAAGGAACCAGCAAGCGTGATATTATCCGGCAACTTCGTGAAGTCATGCCCGATTTGATTGACATGATTGAAGACGGGTTGAATGAAAGGAGCAAGGGACGATATGCCTGACGATTATTCCATTTACACAGCCCGAGGGGGTGAGACCTGGGACAAAATAGCTTTTGATGCATGGACGGAGGAAGCTCTGATGCACGTGCTGATTGCCGCAAATCCGGATTTGGCCCATATCGTCATTTTTGAAGGCGGGGAGAAGGTTCGGATTCCCGTCATGGATGAACCTCAGAATACGGAGTCCCTGCCTCCGTGGAGAAAGGGGGAATGAAATGTTCGGAGCTCAAGTAACATGGCAGCTTTTTCCTTTTGGCCCCATCCTGGGCCATTTTCTGCCAGTTTCAGATTTTGAGGCTTCTGCAGGCATCAAGATCGAAGAGGATACTGAAAATGGTATGTCCCGTGTAACGGGGCGGGAATTGCAAACGTGCGGTTTTTCCATCCATGTTTCCAAACTGACGGGTGGGAATCCCTGGCTGACGTTTGAAGCGTTGAAACGCCTGAAAGGAGTGAGTGCTCCCCTGTACCTGAGCAGTGGCGCCGCCTGGAGCTTGTCCAATTCCGTGCTTGATACATTGCAGACATCCGACTGGCGTCAGGCTCTTACCTTGAACGGTGCGATAGGTCTGGCAAAAAGTCTGTTTTCCGGCACGTCTCTTGGAGGCGTTTCGTTCATGCTGACGGACGTTTCCTGGGAAGTAGGCATGATCGGGAAGGATGGAGAGATCATTGATGCCATGATTTACCTTTCTTTCACGGAAGATGCCGGAGAGCGGCAATCAGGCGGTTTGCGCGTATTCATCAATGATGAAGATATTACGTCCAGTATTTCCGTCACAGGGTGCATTTATGAGATGCACGCCGAAGGGGAAGCCGATTCCCTTGAAATACATTTTGCGGATACCAAACGCCGATGGGTAGGTTGGAAACCGAGCAAGGAAGGGGATACCGTCAAGATTACAGACGGAGTGGTCAATTCCGGTGTGATGTTCATTGAATCTCTCAAGCCATCTTCCGGGGAATACACTTTGCGGGCTTTCAGCGTGCCGAAGTCGGCTACAAACAAGAAGAGCCGGAGCTTTGAAAACATGTCCCTTCCTCAGTTGGCCGCTACTGTAGCCCGGGACAACAAACTTTCCGTTAAGAATTACGGCGTGAGCGATATCAAATACCCGTATGTGCAGCAGCGCGGGAAGTCTGATTTGGCTTTCCTGCACGAACGGTGCAAGCTTGCCGGGGCATCTTTCCTTGTCTATGACAAAACACTGTGCCTATATGATGAGAAGACCATGGAGAACCGGGACTGTGCCAAGATTTTGACATTGGGGCCGACCGTAGAGACCAAGTTCACGGATGACGCCCATACGGCCTACAGCTCTGCCAAGGTAAGGAATTCATCTTTTACCGGAACCGGCGCAGATGGAGATGTGAAAACGGGGAAGGAACTGGTCACGACCATTTCCGAAATGGCTTCTACTCAGGCTGTCGCCAACCGGATATCCCAGGCCATTCTCCGGGATGCCAATAAGAAGAGCCGCCGTGGGGAGGTGTGCATGAACACGCAACGGGAGTTGGCAGCCGGAAGTGTGGTTCAGATTATTGCCAACGGATGGATGGGAACTGCCTTTATTTACCGTTGTCGCCACGACTTGAAAGCCAAGAAGACGCGTTTCTGGATCAGGAAACCGCTCTCATATTGACGACCATGAACGTACAGAAGGGAAAAATCCACAGTATTATTGATGGAGGCAGGAAGGCCCGTTGCGTGCCTGATAATGATCCTGGCATTGTGACTCATGAACTGGTGATTCCGTTTTACTGGCGAGAGACGATGGGGAATATTCGCGTTGGAGAATCCGTCTATTATCTGGAAGATGAATCCATGGGAGGATACGTCATAGGAAGATGTGACGGTGAATGGGACGGAACCATCCGGGGAAGTCTGACGGTGACGGAGGATGTGACCGGAAAAGGTGTCAGTCTGGCCGAACATACGCATACGGATTCTCAAAACGGAGAAACGACGCCTCCCAAATGACCTGAGCCATATACACGTTGTTGTTCCGCTATGATGGATTCAGGCTTGGGACAATGATTGGGTTTTGGGGGACACATGTTTTTGAAGTTTCAGAGCGGACAAATAGCCCGTTGCTGGACGGCATGAGGCTTAATTCCAGTCTGGAAGTGGAACAGCAGGAATCCACGGAAGCCCAAAATCCTCTTGATTTGAAAGGAGGCGACCAGCCGCAGAGTTTCGTCGTGTCAACCATGAGCAGCATTCATGCCGGTGGTTTGCCTCCGATTACGGAGTATAATTCATGGGTACGTGACCTTGGAAAGTCCATGCCATTTATCCTTGGAAACAGGATTTACGGCCCTGTCCGGTCTATCCTCATGAAGGTGGATATTACTAATTGCGTATTTGGACCAACGGGGGAAATGATGTCCTGTGATTTATCTTTGGAGTTTATGGAGGACAAGCCCCTTTCCGTAACCGGGAAAGACGTCAAGGAACGCAGGAAAGGCCCCTCCAAGGGGGAAAAGAAGGCCAAAAAAGGAAGTATGTCTTTCGCTTTTACAGATGCGGACAGAGCTGAGGCGAAAAAATTACAGAAGGAGGCCGGAATTAAATGAAAAGTTCAGGAAATGGATTGCCTCAACTTTGCCTTGTCAACCTGTTCAGGATGACGCGTGGAGAAGTGCGATTTGATGTATTGCGCGGCATGGACAGTTCCATCACGGACAAACCAGAGACGGCCGCTCGTCCGTTGCTGATTGCGGAAGGGTACTGGCTGGCCGCCCAGTATGAACCTCGGATATCGTTCAACGGAATTGATGTGGACGGTATGCCCGAATTGGGGAATTACGATTTAACGGCAAACGGAACCATCTAACAATATGCAGGAGGAACCCATCAATTTTACCGATATCGACGCTGGGAAACTCAAAGATAACCTGTTGGCACAGATGGAAAATGCCACGGGTGAATTGCTTTATCCCGGAGACGAACGGAGGATTTTTGCGGAGGGTATGGCATATGCTCTTTCTGTCCTGGTATCCAGTATGAACGAAGCCTGCAAGTCACGCCTGTTGACCTATGCCAGGGGGAAGGTTTTGGATGCGCTCGGTGAACGTGTCGGGTGCAGCCGATTATCTCCAACGCCGGCCAGAACCATTCTCAAGTTTTCGCTGGCTGCTGAAAGAACGGTGCCGACGATTATCCCAGCGGGAACACGATGCACAGCAGATAACACGATATATTTTGCCACAGATTCAGCGGCCATGATACCTACCGGAGCTATGACCGTGGAAGTGGCGGCCACCGCTACGGAGGGAGGGATAAAGACAAACGGCATACCTGCAGGGGGAGTTCAGACGTTTGCTGATGATGTACCGTTTGTGGCCGGGGTTGTCAACATTGCAGAGAGCGCAGGAGGGGATGACGGGGAGCCTTACCCGTCTGCCATTGATCCGGTAAATGGGGATGATGGAACCGGTGATAATCATTACCGGGAACGTATCAGGCTGGCGCCATCAGGATTCACGACAGCAGGCACAGCCGGAGCTTATTCTTATTTTGCCAAGTCAGCGAGTGCCAATGTGGCTGACGTGAAAGTGATTTCCGATCAGGAGGCCGGAACCGTGTTGCTTGTCATTTGTGAAGCCCATGGAGCAGATCCCTCAGAAGCCACTCTTCGAGAGGTCTTTACCGCCGTGACTGCCGATGATGTCAAGCCGCTGGGAGACAAGGTGAGCGTATCAGGACCTTCCCCCCTCGAATATGGCATCGAACTGACTTATTACTGTTCCAAGGCTGAGGAATCGGAAACTGTTCAGGCCATTGAAGGGGCAGGGGGAGCCATTGAACAATACCGCGAATGGCAGAATAGCGTGATAGGGCGCGATATCAACCCGGACCGGTTGAGAGCCTACCTGCTGGATACCTGTATTCGCGTGGACGTGAAAGCTCCTGTTTTCACGTCCGTTTCCGATTTGCAGATTCCCCGCTGGAATGGACGAATCAATGTGTCCCATGTAACCATTGAAGAATGAACCTGGAAGACATAGATATCAAGAAACTCCTTCCCCTGTTCATGCGAGCGGGAGAGGATAATTGCGCTCTGGCTGATGGATTGTCCGAAGTGTTGCAGCCGCTTGCTCAGCAAGTCAAAAGGCTTTCCACCTGGGACCAGTTAGGCATGCTGGGGAACGCTGAACTTGACGCTCTGGCGGCCGAGCTGAATATCTTCTGGTACAATTCCGATTACTCCCTTGAGCAAAAACGAGCCACGATTCTCAATTCCGACAAAATTTACATGAAGCTCGGAACCGTAGGGGCCGTGGCTGATGTGGTGAATGATATCTTCGGAGGGGCGCGCGTTGAAGAATGGTTCAATTACGGCGGCCAGCCCCATTATTTCCGCATTATTGTAGATAATCCAAGCTCCATGTCCAAAGAGAATGAAGCGAAGTTTTTGCAGATCCTTGAGCGTGTGAAACGAAAATCCCAATGGCTGGAAAAGGTAGTCAATGAGATTTTGGCGGGCATCCCGATGTATATTGGGGCAACCGTGGCCGTCCATAAATCATTGAGCGTGCGGGTGGACGTATGGCAGGAACACACGCCGGACATTGGAATCAATGCAGGATTGGCTTTTTCTACACGTCAAGCCGGTTCCGAATCTCCTAAAATTTCTATTAAGTAAATTATTATCAAAATATTATGGCATCTTTTCAAAATATGGTAATAACCACCGCAGGGTTAGAATTGCTTCAAGATTTGATCCTTGAAGGCGGGACGCCATTGACTTTTTCCGGAGTAGGCGTTGGAGATGGTTTGTTGGAGGATTCCGATATAACGGCCAGGACTTCCCTTGTCCACGAAGTTCACCGTCTTCCCATTGAAAAAATCGAAAAACAGGAAGGAGGGCATATAAGGGTTTTTGCGCGGTTGGCTACCGACATTATTACCACCGATTTCTATCATAGGGAATTGGGGGTATTTGCCAGGTACGGCGAGCAGGAGATTTTATTTGCATATGGGAATGCCGGAGATGATTACGATTTTATTCCGGCGACGGGAAACAATGCCTCTATTTGTAAAACCATTGTGACGGAATTCACGGTAGGGAGTATGAAAGCTGTTTTCCTTCCTCTGGATTCAAAAGATTTTGTTACTCACGAGGCGATGAATGCTCAAGTTGAGGAAGTAATCACCCGAGAAACGAGGAAAGTTCTCGAGGCTATCCCGCAAGTGGATGCCGCGGGCAATATGACGTTGCCCGGAGGTTTGACGGCGGCGGGGGCTATTAACGCTAACGGCGGGATCAATGTCCCGCTGGCTGTCGGTGCGCCGACCGATACGGGCGCGGTTAA